TATAGCCTCAACGTTAAAGATGTCGCCGAAGCATGTATGGAGCGAGGTTGGCGCTTCACACCAAGACTCCACATCAGCTTATTCGGAAATGCCTGGGGAACTTAAAATGACGCAAAAAGCAAAAGAAGAAAATTCTCCTGTATATGAAAAAGGTTATCCTTCATATGAGGCTGTAAACAAAAAAGATGACCAAAAACCCTTAGATACTGAACATAGGGAGAAAGGACTAATATGAATTGGGATAAACTTAAAAAAGCATTAGGCATACAACCTAAGATTACTGAAGAGCCTAAATCAATTGAGCAAGAAAGAAGAGAAATTCTTGAAAAAGAAAAAGAAGATGCAACTAGAGCTGGCAAGTCTTGGGTTGGTGTTCTTGATACACAGGTGAATCCAGATAATATTAAAAATGGATTCTTTGAACTAGATTGGAATAATCAGTTTATTGAAGAACTGCTTGATGCAGGATATTCCGGTGAGACCAATGAAGAAATTGTAAATGGATGGTTTAAAACTATAGCAATGCAGATTTTGGAAGAAGACGGACTTGACAAAGATAGAGAAATGGGTTATATTAATGTTAAACCTATAGACAAGGACAAATCAGAGGTAAGTTAATGACCTATATATTAGTAGATACTGCAAACACTTTCTTTCGTGCAAGACACGTTATTAGAGGCGATGCCGATACAAAACTTGGTATGGCTTTTCATATTACACTTAATTCAATTAAGAAAGCATGGCAAGACTTTGATGGTAGCCATGTTGTGTTTTGTTTAGAAGGACGTAGTTGGCGCAAGGACTACTATGAGCCTTACAAGCGTAATAGGCAAGAAACACGCGATAAAATGACTGTTAAAGAGTCCGAAGAAGATAAACTATTTTGGGAAGCATTCGATCATTTTAAAGATTTCATTACTGAAAAAACTAATTGTACAGTATTACATCATCCGCAACTAGAAGCAGATGATCTTATTGCAGGCTGGGTGCAATCACATCCTGATGACAATCATGCAATTATTAGTACAGATGGTGACTTTGCACAATTAGTAGCACCAAATGTGCGTCAGTATAATGGTGTCACTAACACTGTAATTACACATGAAGGATACTTTACAGATAAAGGTAAACCTGTAATTGACAAGAAAACAGGCGAGCCAAAGCCTGCTCCTAACCCACAATGGCAGTTGTTTGAAAAGTGTATGCGTGGCGACACTAGTGACAATGTGTTTAGTGCATATCCAGGTGTACGCAAGAAAGGTACAAGGAACAAAGTAGGTTTGTTAGAAGCTTTTGCAGACAAAGATACAAAAGGCTATAACTGGAATAATCTAATGCTACAGCGTTGGGTTGATCATGATGGTGTTGAACATCGTGTACTAGAAGATTATAATCGTAATGTAGTACTTTGTGATTTATCTGCACAGCCTAATGATATCAAAGAAATTATTACTACAACTATTGCAAACAACAAGACAAAAAATATTTCACAGGTTGGTTTGCGTCTTATGAAGTTTTGTGCTACATGGGATTTACAACGTGTGAGTGAAAACGCTCAGTTATATGCTGAGCCATTACAAGCGAGGTACAGTGTATGACAATTAAAGCAAAAGAAATATTAGATGGAAAGTTTTGGATCCTTGAAAACCAAGGAGTAAAGGTTGGTACACTATCTATTTCCGATGACAAATATATTTTAAGTGACGGAACAAACACAAAATTTATTGATACTAAAAGACAATTAGAAAAAGATATCGGAAAAGTTAGTTGGACTAAACTTGAAATCACAGAAAAATTAGACAAAGAAATGAATGGCTTTCCTACAAGTTGTGTGCCTTTTAATCCTTTGTATGATGTACAACGTAATCTACCATTATTTACAAAAAGTGATAAAAGTAAAAGTCATTATTGTGCAGGTTATTATATTATTAAATTTGAAAAAGGTTGGGTAAAAAGTTTTTGTCCTAAGAGTATTACTCTTGAAAGATATCCTTACAAAGGTCCTTTTAAGACAAATATAGAAATGCGTACAGAACTGAGTAAAGCAAATGCAAAATGATAAGTTGAATACTATTCCTGTACAACAGTTTTTAAAACAAGTTAAAAGTGCAGATGCTAGTAGAGCTAAAGAAGTAAAACTTGATATAGATCAAGCAAAGAATTTAGCGTTTACTCTTGGAATTATTATGACTAGATTAAGTGAAGATTTAGAAACACTTATAAGAAAACAAGACAACACAGAAGAGCAAATAGAAGTAAGGTTAGACGGCGGAAATAGCTGGTAAAATCGGATAAATATATACGTATATAATTTAGGAAAATACGTATATGAGCAGACCCAAACCAACAGTTTTATTAGAATTTATAGATAAAAAAACATATAGAAGCGAACAAATTCTAGATGCAGAAGCTATATGGGCAGTGTTCTATAAAGATAAACCTTTTAATTTAAAATCATCTAATAGCCTTACAAATTATCCAGGTCCTAAGTATAAAAAAGTTTCATTTTCTAATCCAGGACATGCTATAAATCTTGCAAAAAAACTAAATGATTTATTTAATTGTAAAGATTTTACAGTGGTACAATTAACTTCTGGACATAATATACCTCTAGCAGATGAATAATGAACTGGAAAGAAACCTATACCAAGATATTTCTTAAAAACGCTGGCAAATCTGTCAACGAAGCAAGTTTAAAAGAAGTTCTTCCTCTTTGGTGGCAAAACACAAGATCAAAAGATACTGGCGGACTTAGGCTTACAGAAGCTGGTTATGATTTTATTATCAACGAACTTGACTTACAAACTTATCAAGTACCTTATCCTGCAGAATTTGAATTTACTACTAATGTAGTTATTTGGATGGATCAATTTATTGACTGTCCTTACTATCTTGATCGGAGCGGAATTGTAGTCACAAATGAGAAAAAAGCAATGGAATTACACTTATTCTCAGGAGATGTAAGAAAATATGGCTTAATTAAAGCCATGAATAGACAGAAATAATATACTATTATTACTAAATAATCTCATATGTTAGCTCATAAACATTTAGTAGTTAGGGCAGAAGTTGACAAGCCCTTAGTCAACAAGAACAAAGCCATCAAGTTTTTACGCTCTCTAATAAAAAAAATTAAAATGAAACCTATGTACGGACCAACTGCAAGTTATTGCAAAATGAAGGGAAATAGAGGTATAACTGCTTTTGCAATAATAGAAACAAGTCATATAGCAATGCATATTTGGGACGAAACACAACCAGCTCTTGTACAATTAGATGTGTATAGTTGCAGTGATTTTACCCCTAAGACCGTGTTCGAACACATAGAAACAATGATTCCTACTAAAATTGACTACAAATTCCTTGATCGAGAACAAAAATTTATTCAAGTTTTGGAAAAATAAAGGTTGACTCTTACACATAAAGGTGCTATATTATATACATAATAAGGCACTGAAAACAAGGAGTACAACATGGAAAACGTCGCAGTACGTACAATTAGTCCTAACAAGGCTAAAACACGCATTCAACATGCAATTAAAAAACAACGTCCAATTTTTATTTGGGGGCCTCCAGGTATTGGTAAATCAGACATTGTTCATCAAATTGGTGAATATATGGATGCTTTAGTTATAGACGTTCGTCTATCACTTTGGGAACCAACAGACATTAAAGGCATTCCGTATTATGCCGCAAATGATAATACGATGAAGTGGGCACCTCCAGTAGAATTGCCTAGCAAAGAATTTGCTAAAAAACACAAAGCAATTATTCTTTTCTTAGATGAAATGAATTCAGCGGCACCAGCAGTACAGGCAGCCGCATATCAACTTATTCTCAACCGTAAGGTAGGCACATATGAACTTCCAGATAATGTTTATATTGTAGCGGCTGGTAATAGAGAAGCTGACAAAGGTGTCACTTATCGTATGCCAGCACCCTTAGCAAATCGTTTCGTTCACTTAGAACTTGCAGTCGATTTTGATGACTGGTTCCAGTGGGCTGTAGATAACAATGTACACAAAGATGTTGTAGGTTATCTTACTTTTGCTAAAAAAGACCTTTACGATTTTGATCCAAAATCTCCAAGCAGATCTTTTGCAACACCACGTAGTTGGTCGTTTGTAAGTGAACTGCTCGAAGATGAGCTTGATGAAGAAACAACAACTGATCTTGTGTCAGGTGCTGTAGGCGAAGGCCTTGCAATCAAGTTTGTCGCTCACCGTAAGGTAGCGGCTCAAATGCCTAACCCAACTGACATTTTGTCAGGTAAGGTTAAAGAGCTAAAGACCAAAGAAATCAGTGCCATGTATTCCTTAACGGTCTCGCTCTGCTATGAGCTTAAAGAAGCGTCCGATAAAGGCGATAAGAAATTTGACGACAAAGTCGACAAGTTCTTGCGTTTTATGATGGATAACTTTGAAACTGAATTGGTTGTAATGGGTATCAAACTAGCCCTCACTCAGTATGCCCTGCCAATTGATCCAGACGAAGTTGAATGCTTTGATGAGTTTCATGATCGTTTTGGCAAGTATATTACCAAAGCACAACAGGCATAATACTAGGGAGTTTGGACGGTCTCCTCAAAAAAACCGTCCATTTTAGTTGACAAAATGTCTTTTATTAAATATAATATATACAACTAAGGAGAACATGGCATGACAATTGAAACAAAAGGCTTTACACCAGATCCTAACATTTCACCAGCAGATCTTATTGAAATGCGCAAAGAAGTGCTTGACAAAGTTATTGTAGCTCGTGTTGGCTTACTCCTTAGACATCCGTTTTTTGGAAATATGGCAACACGTCTAAAAATAGAAGCATGTGATGACTGGTGTCCTACTGCAGCCACAGATGGTCGTCATTTGTATTTCAACACACAATTTTTTAATGCACTTTCTAATAAAGAAATTGAATTTGTAATTGCACACGAAATCTTACACTGCGTATTTGATCATTTGACAAGACGTGAAGACAGAAATCCTATGCTTTATAATATTTCATGTGATTATCTTGTAAACAATTTACTTGTAAGAGAAAACATTGGAAGTAAACCTACTCTTATTGATATTTTCCAAGATTTTAAATATGACGGCTGGACATCAGAAGAAGTTTATGATGAACTTTTTAAACAAGCAGAAGAAAAAGGCAAAGAATTTGTAGAGCAATTAGGTGAACTGCTGGATGAACATTTAGATTGGGAAGGCGATTCCCAAGACGGTAAAAGCAAAAACAAAAAAAGAAAAAACGGACCTCCTAAATATTCCAAAGAAGAACTAAGAAAAATCAAAGAAGAAATCAAAGAAGGTATGATGAGTGCCGCACAAGCTGCCGGTGCTGGAAACATTCCAGGTGAAATTAAAAGAATTATTCAAGAATTAACAGAACCTAAAATGAACTGGCGTGAAATTCTACGTCAGCAAATTCAATCTACTATCCGCAATGACTACACGTTTAGCCGTCCATCACGTAAAGCATGGCATACTGGTGCTATTCTACCAGGCATGAATTTTGAAGAAACAATTGATCTATGTGTTGCAATTGATATGAGTGGTTCAATTGGTGACAATCAAGCAAAAGATTTCTTAAGTGAAGTTAAAGGTATTATGGACGAATACAAAGACTATAAAATTAAAATTTGGTGTTTTGATACACAAGTATATAACGAGGCAGATTTTTCCGCAGATCAAGGCGAAGACCTTTCTACATATCAGGTTTTAGGCGGCGGAGGTACTGACTTCGATGTAAACTGGACTTATATGAAAGAACACGATATTCAGCCTAAAAAGTTTATCATGTTTACAGATGGGTATCCTTGGAGTAGTTGGGGTGATGAAGACTATTGCGACACAGTCTTTATTATTCATTCTAACAGGGACAAAAATCTTCAAGCACCGTTTGGAATGACTGCACACTATGACAAAAACGCTGCTTAAAAATCCTAATCCTCTTAACTTTTTTGATTGCAGAAAATCGAAAATTCCTGCACCTTATTTTGAATATATCATAATACCTATAAGGTATAACCTAGAGGATAGTATAAATCGTTGGATATATGATAACTTAAAAGGCAGATTTTATGTTGGTAAAACTGTAAACATAGACAGTGATAACACTGTTAATAATGCATTAAAAGTAGGATTTGAAGAGCCAAAAGAGCTATCCTATTTCACTTTGGCTTGTCCACTTTTAAAGTACAAGTAAATAATTTCAAATAATTAATAGTATAAGGAGTTAATTAACTATGACTGAAGACAATAAAAAAGCGACAGCACCTGCGCAAACTGCTGACGCACAAGGCTCTGGTGTTGAACTTACTGTTCAAGACTTGGGTAATTTAAAACAAATTATTGATGTTGCTAGCCAAAGAGGCGCATTTAAGCCAAATGAAATGACTGTAGTAGGTCAAACTTACTCTAAGTTAGAATCATTTTTGGCGGCAGTAGCATCGCAACAACAAGCACAGGAACAGAAAAAAGATCCTGAAGGAGGCAAATAATGGCTCTAAAACATGTAGGAAGAGTTAAAGCAAATAAAAGAAAATGTATTGTTGCATATAGAACAGTACCAGGTGAACCTGAAAACTGTTTGGTTGTTCCAACTGAAAATTTAGATGCAGCAGATCACGATGCATTAATTAAATTAGTTGAATCAGATGCAGGACAACAAGAAGAAGAGTTTGCAACTGCTATGGCAAGAACACGTTTACCAGATGGTAGAATTATGTTAGCTGGTTTTCACACCACAGGTAAAATGACTAAACTAGCAACTAGTGAAATTGAAATGACGCCAGATCGCAACACAAGCATTATGCTTGATGAGTTGAATAAACTTATTGCAGAACAAAAAGGAGTTGCTGTTGAAGATTTAGCAATGAAATCTCAAGCAGAAACAATAGCTACAGCAGGAGAAGTACCTACTGCTACTACAGAAACAGCACCTACTACTGCAACAACTGATGGTGTTATGTCAGATGAAGATTTAGCTGCAAGCTATAGATCACAGGCTGATAGACTTTTTAAGGAAGCTAAAGCATTGAGAGAACAAGCCGAAGAACTTGTTCCGACCAAGAAGAAGTCTGTGAAAGAAAGTGCCTAAAAGAAAGTCACTTCCTAAAGACGTAATAGAACATTGGCCAGAAGTATTCAAAGATGTGGATATTTCTGTAGTCCCAGTCAAATACCTGCACTCAGTACGTGTTATATTTAAAGACGGAAAAGTGTGGGACATTGACGTTGCTAAAACAAGACAAAAACAAAAAACTACAAACATAGAAGCAGCCCTAGAAGACCTGTTTAAAACCTATGAAGAAAGCATTGAAAACGTGGATTTTAGACTAGATACAGCTAAAGTAAAAGCAGATATACAAGGGAGAACTAGGCATTTTATGAAAAGAAGAAAGTAGCTATTGATCGGAATTTGTATAAATACATATAGATATTCCAGGAGTTAATAAACATGGCCCTAAAAATTAGAAGAGGTACAGACGCAGAAAGGCTTACGATTACGCCTGAATCTGGCGAGCTGATATACACAACAGACACTAAAAAAGTATATGTTGGTGATGGTGGTACAGCAGGCGGTACTATAGTCACCGGAACAACTTCAGTTGTTCAAGATACAACGCCACAACTAGGCGGGAATTTAGATCTAAACAGCAATAACATTATTGGCACAGGTAATATCAACATTACAGGTACAATTACTGCAACCGGGAATATCAACTTAGGTGATGGAGCAGGTGGAGACGTAATTACTATTGGTGGGTCAATAGATGGTAGTTTAATTCCAGATGAAGATCTATCTTACAGTATAGGTTCAACAACAAAAAGATTTTTAAACGTACATGCAGTACAAGCAGATATACAAGGAAGTATTACTGCTGATGCTATTAGTGCAGATGTACTTGCAGACGACAGCACAGTTATAATCGACTCTACTACACAAAATATTACAGGAAACAATTTTACTGGTACACTTTTTACAGGTGATACAGTAGGTAGTCATACAGGTTCTGTTGATGGTGATGTGAATGGTAGTGTTTTTGGGGATGATAGTTCACCGTTAGTAGATGCAGTAGCAAGCGAACTAGTTGGTAATGTTAACACTCCTAACCTTATTGTAAACGGATTAAATAGTGAAGCGGCAAGTACAAAATTAAACTATGCTGCAAATGATGCTATAAATTCCACTCTTTTAGGAGAAATAATATTTCAAGAACAGTCAGTTAGCAAAGGATTTATACAGGGTAGAAGAAATAGCATATACATTTCAACAGAAGAAGTTAGTGGTACAACAGGTATTACAATTAATGATGATTTAACAGTTTTTGGTGGTCAACATGTTCGTATCAATCCAAGTAATACAGTTTTTTCCAAACCTACAGATGCACTACAAGTAGATGGTGATGCTACTATCACAGGAACTATTTCAAGTAGTTTTGTAGGAAGTTTAGCGTCAGATAACAGTACAATGGTTGTTGATAATAATGGTACTATTGTAAATCTAGCATTCACAGGTGAAGTTGGAAATACTCCAGGTGATACAGGTTCAGTTGACAGTTGGTTAGAAGTCACTGTTAACGGCGCAACCAAATACATTCCTTTATACGCATAATTTAAGATAAGTACTAGTATGCTAGAAACATACTTAATATTACCTCTCGCCTACGTTTTTTACTTTGTTGTAGTGACAACTGGAATAACTCTAGGTTATCATAGATATTTCAGCCATGGAGAATTTAAAGCAAACGCATTATATGAAACCGTGATGCTGTATTGTGGACTTTTATGCGGATGCAGATCACCATTAGCTTGGGCAGGTGTACATAGAATGCATCATGCTTATGCTGACACACCAAAAGACCCGCATAGTGCAAGGTATCAGCCTTGGTGGCGTATACTTTTTAGTTTATGGCACGTAGACACCATTCCAAGAAAATTTGTAAAGGACCTACTTGGTAATCCGCGTATAATATTTTTTCATAGGTACCGATACCAATTGTATGTTTCACATCTGATTATTACGTATTTGTTGTTTGGTCCTATTAGTATTTTTTATAACATTTTTATATTTGTATGTTCTTATTTAGGATTTGGAATGTTAAATTTATTTGGTCATGATGCAAATGGACCAGTTAACAAATTATGGATAAATCTAGTCGCTCCTTTTGAAGGCAATCATCTTGACCATCATAAGGCTAGCGCAAAATGAAATGGTATTTAGAATCTATAGACAAACATGTCGACAGTGTTAAAGTCCTTTTTGCAAAAACAGAAGGACACAAACATGCAGACAATTATAGTAAATGGCCATTATTTGAGCATACTAAATTTGCACGAATGGCATATGACCCAAATTTAATTTATTATAGTGCAGGAATAGAACGTCCAGAATATAATGGTAGTATAAGAATTATGAGCAGACACACACGAGATAGAAACTACGATTTTGGAGGATTCAAAGCCGATCTTAAAAGAGGTCTAGAAACCTTAGACGAAAGTACAAAATTTGCTTTACATTTAGGATACAAAAATATATGGGTTAGTAGAGAAGAAAATCCAAAACTGCTAGAATACTTTCAAAATGAATCTAATTATATTTGGAATATAACTCATGAAGAAATACCAAAAGGAGGACTACAATGGGTCTTACGATTGGCTTAACGGGACATACAAATGGCTTTGGAAAATATATTAAGGCAGAATGCGAGAGAAAAGGACATGAAGTTTTAGGCTTTAGCACTACTAACGGATATCATTTTCCCGAAGATATACACAAAATTTTTGAACATAAATTAGATATAGTTATAAACAATACAGAGTTCAGTACAACACAAGTTAATATTGCTTTACTAGCACACAGTAAAGGTATAAAGTGTATCAATATAGGTAGTAAAATTACAGAAGCAAAAGTAGCAAAAAAATATTATTCAATGAAGAATAATAAACTTGCACTTAAGATGTTTAGTGAAAATAACAAACAAAAATATTTGACTTGGGGCTTCACAAAAGGACACTGGATACTAAAAGAAAATCCTAATTTATTAGAAACAATTTCAGTATCTCAAGCAGCAAAGGAGGTGGTAAATGAGCTGGGAATTAGTGCATAAGATACAAGCATACGGTGATGTATGTGAAATGCCTCGTATTACTTGCGATGCAGATGAAGTAATTAAACAATTAAAACAATTTGATGATAACTGGAAAAAATTTAATCCGCACAAACAACATATACTGAGAGACGGACTTAGTGTGACAAGTCTAGGTGGAGAACTAGATGGCCCAGATTTAGATAGCTTATGGGACTTGTGGGAAAGAACAGGAATATCATATACAGAATCAGACTTTAATGTACTAACAGATGTCTATCATAAATGTCCAGAAGTACAAAAACTTATTGATCCGTGGAAGCCTTGGCTAGCAAGATGCCATTTTTTAAGACTACCGCAAGGCGGACATTTTCCTCCACACCTTGACGGAGGTACTCATGATACTCCTTCTGTGTTTAGAATTATTGTTCCTATACAAAATTGTCAGCCACCTAACTTTTTTATGATGATAAAATCTGGAGTAGAATTTGAAGCAATACCTTTCAAGTATGGTATGAGTACATATGTTAACACTATGAAAAGGCATACCTTATTCAATACCAACAGTAAAGATAGCATAATGTTAATTATGAATATACAATACACAGAAGATTCATTTGCTAAATTTAGAGAAGAGGTATACTAGTGCTTCCTTATTTTGTTCCTATAGATTTTATAAGCAAAGAAGATGTAGAATTTTTAGAAAAATTAGTGCAATCAGACGAAGCAAATTTTATTTCATATGAAACTATAAGCGGACAACGAGACGGCAACTTGTGTTGGGATTTAAATTTAGATTACTTTAATAGATTTAATTTAAAAAGTTATACATTTTTTGTGCATCAAGAGCCATATACAAAAGTCATAAAACATACCGACAATCCTAAATGGAAACGCAATACAGTTTTAATTGTGCCTTTGCTTTGGCACAGAAATTATGCTCCGTGTTATTTTGAAGACGGACCTATAGTTGAATTTAGAACCCCTTATCTTTTCAATACACAACTACCACATTATATAAACAATAACGAGTATCCAAGATACAATTTCCAAATATGCTTTGAAGAACCAATAGAGGAAGTAGCAAAATGTTTGACCCCCAGATGACAGAAGGCTTTGTACACTGTGATCCAATCAGTGATACAAAGGAACTTACTACATTATTTTACAGTATGACTGAAGAAATATGGCCCGATCTAAGTTTCGGTGATCAAACATATCTTAATGTTTACATGCAGCGTCCGAAAGACTTAATGAGCAAGCGTGACATCTATAACGGCTTACGTGGATTTGATATGAAGGACGAATCTAATTGGTTAAACTACTGCTCTGAAACAAAATACAAAACAGGTGTACTGTACTATGTAAAACTCCGCAAAGAAAACGCAAGAATAGAAGAACATCAATGGCTCAACATATATTGCTTTGTACACAATGACTTTAGAGAACTAGGTGCAAAATATTGGAATGAATTAGAACAAGCAATCCCAGATTTAAGAAATAACTACTGGTTTAGTTATATGGAACATGAATGTGAATTCCAATGGCACACAGACGGTGACACAGGTTTTAGATATCATCATGTGCTTAACAATGATGGAGAAGGTATTACTAGTAGTATTGAAACAAGTGATGGCAGTGTGTTTCGTAAGCCTGGTGAAGCATTTATACTAAACACTGCTAAACCTCATTGTGTTGTACCGTGTAAAAGCGTAAGACTACATGCTGTAGCAAGTATAAATGGTCCAAAAAGCACACGTAAAAATCATAATAATCAATGGTTGGAAGATACAAACACTACATGGAAGGATTGGGAACGTGAACACGGTTATAGTAGTTG